CGCCCTTCCAACTCTGGCTTGAAAAGACGGGCAGGGCAGCGCCGGAAGACCTCAGCGACAACGAGTATGTTTACTGGGGCAAGGTCCTTGAGGAGGCGGTTGCCAATCGGTTCTGCGAGCTCACGGGAAAGAAAGTGCAGCGGCGCGGACTCCTCCAGATGGACGAATACCCCTTTATTCTCGCAAGCGTTGACCGCATGGTTGTTGGAGAGAACGCAGGGCTTGAATGCAAGACCTGTAACGGCTTCGCAGCGAAGGAGTGGGAGGACGACGAAGTGCCCGCCGCCTACTATGTCCAGTGTCAGCATTACATGATGGTGACCGGATGTGACCGGTGGTACATCGCCGTACTCATTGGGGGGAATCGTTTCGTCTGGAAGGAGATCCCCCGCAATGACGCTGAGATCGACCTGCTCCTTGAGGCTGAGGTTGACTTTTGGAACAAGGTCACCACGGGCACAATTCCGGAGGTGGACGGAAGCGAGAGCTGCAAGGACGCCCTTGTGGCAGAGTTCCGGGGCGGTGTCACAGAGCCGCTGACACTACCTGAGGCGGCGACAGTGATCGTAGAGCGCATCCAAGAACTCGACACTGTGAAAAAGAACACGGAGGAAGACATCGAGCACCACAAGAACCAGCTTCGCAGGATTATGGGAGACTATGAGCTCGGCTACGCGGGCGATTACAAAGTCTCCTGGAAGGTACAAGCGGGGCGCACGAATATCGACAGTAAGGCACTCAAGGCAAAAGAACCTGAAATCTATGCCAAGTATGCCAAGCAGGGAAAGCCGACCCGCGTCCTGCGGATCAGCTGACGGATAAAGAAGGGAGACAATCATCATGGCAAGTGTAAAAGGCGGCGCGATCCAGAAAGCGCAGGAGCAGAAGACCGTGGCGGCACAGCAGCAGAAGTCAATCAAAGGCCTCATCGTTTCGATGGAGGGGCAGATTGCAAAGGCTCTGCCCTCCGTCCTCACCCCCGAACGTTTTACGCGCATGGTGCTCACGGCACTCGGTACGAATCCAACCCTATGTGAGTGTACACCGGCCAGTTTTCTCGGAGCGATGATGCAGGCGGCACAGCTGGGCGTAGAACCCAACACACCGCTCGGACAGGCCTATCTCATCCCATATAAGAATCACGGGACGCTTGAGTGTCAGTTCCAGCTTGGCTACAAGGGACTTCTCGATCTCGCGTACCGCAGCGGGGAAGTCACCATCATCCAGGCGCACGAAGTCTACGAGAACGATGAGTTTGCGTACGAGTTTGGGCTTGAGCCGAAGCTGAAACATATCCCAACAACAGGAGAGCGCGGAGCCGTTACGCACTACTACGCCATGTTCAAGACTAAGAGCGGCGGCTACGGCTTCCACGTCATGGGACGCGACGAGGTGGAGGAGTTCGCGAAGAAGTACAGCCAGGCATACAAGAAGGGCTACAGCACCCCGTGGCTCACGAATTTTGACGAGATGGCAAAAAAGACCGTTCTCAAGGCGTGCCTCAAATACGCACCGATCAAGACCGAGTTCGCGCGTACGCTGAGCGCCGACGAGACCATCAAGACATCAATCGCGGCAGACATGGTCAGCGAGGCGGACGAGACGGACTACATCGAGGCAGAGGCTGTCGAAGTCGAGGACACACCCACTGAGGATGCGCCGAAGCAGAACAAGTTTATGAGTGCGGCAAAGGATGTTCCGGATAGTGTTGACCCGGAGACGGGCGAGATCAAATGATTCTGGTTGGCAGCGTTGTCGGGGAGACGGACAGAGGTATTAATATCTTTGTCCCCTTCCCGGAGCGCATAGATAAGCTCTATGACTGTCATTCAAGCGTCGGCGTGGAGTTTGTCGATAAACGTCGCATCAGCACACAGCAGCGTAAGAAAGCCTATGTCCTGATCTCCTACATTGCTGCGTGGTGGGGATATACTCCACTGGAAGCAATGAAGGAGATGCTGAAGCTGATGTTTGTCGGTGAGGCTGAGACGTTGAGAAGATCATTCTCTCTATCGGACTGCGACATGACGACCGCAAGGCTGTTTATCACCTACTTGATTGACTTCTGCATCCTCCACGGTGTTGACGTAGGAGAGCCGTTGTATCAGCTATCAGAGGATATTCCGCGGTATGTGTGGGCGTGCCTCATGAATAAGCGGTGCGCGGTATGCGGGAGGAAAGCGGAGCTGCATCACGTCGATGCGGTCGGAATGGGGCGCAACCGCAAGGAGATATGCCACATCGGGGTGCGGGCACTGCCTCTTTGCAGGGAGCACCACACGGAGATTCATGCGGTAGGGCAGGAGGACTTTTTACGGCGGTACATCCTCGAGCCGGTCAAGATTGATGAGCGCATCTCGGATGTGTACCGTCTGCGGAAGAAGAGTAGGAAGTGAACTCTAATGAAAAAGATTACTCGTTTTGCTTGCGAGATTTGCGGGACCGAATTTGCAGACAGTGATAAGGCGAAGCACTGTGAGAAGTCCCATAAGAAGCCAAAAGAAATTTTGCATTGCAGATATAACCCTGTTGGTGTTGACACAAGCGGGTATCCTCAAACGATCACAGTCAAAATGTCGGATGGGAAAGAACTCCTCTACAAGAGATGAGGTGAAGAGATTGTTCGTTGTCAATGATTTGGAGCGGCTGACGGAGTACGGGTTTCAAACCACTGGATATACAAACTCTAAGGGCAGGGCGATCTATCGAAAGGAGATAGGCGAATCTCAATATGATTCTGCTTCCGCATCTCTGGCACTTATTGTGAATGCTGAGGGCGAAAGAGAGAATGAAATTGTTGTTTGCTGCGAAGCAGGATTAGCCACGGATGTAAAAATCGTCTACCCGGTTATGTGGGCGTTCGACGAACTCTCACAGATGCTGAATGATGATGTGATTGTGTGGAGCAAGCTCCCTAGACCATAGATAAGCGAGGTGAATGGTGTGCTGACGCTGATTGATCGGTTCAGAATGTTTGCGAGAGCTGCATCGGTGGATGATCGAATCGGCTCTATCGAAATAGCGGTTTATACAATGCTGCTGAGCATTGACAATGACCTGCTGTTTCAGGAGTGGTTCGGGTGCTCTGATCGTCGCTTGCAAGATATGACCAACGTTGGAAGCGTGAATACCATCACAAAAGCAAAGAACAGACTGAAGCAGCTCGGGTGGATTGATTTCAAAACGGCCGGGAAAAAGACGACCTTGTATAAATTGACTACCCCTGTTGCGACAGTATGTGAGACAGATACTGCGACAAAGCTTGAGACAGTAACAAGAGATACTGAGACAGCATATGAGACAGATACTGAGACACACACTGCGACAGATACTGCGACAGTATGTGAGACAGATACTGCGACATTAAGAAGACAAGACAAGACTGCTAGACAGATAGACAAAGCAGCTGCTGCAACGCGCACGCGCGAGGGGGGCGGTGATCTTGCAGAAGTAGTGCGCGTGTTCGAGAACAACATCCACCCCGTCGCAGGAAAGATCGAGCAGGACGCTCTTGTTGACCTCACAGACGAATACAGTGCTCTCTGGGTGACAGAGGCAATCAAGGAGGCAGCACTGTCGAACGGGCGCAATCTGCGCTATATCACGGCGATTCTTGAGCGGTGGAAGCGTGAGGGGTTCAAGGCACCGAGAAAGAAAGGCGGTGGAAACTATGGCACTGGAATCATTCAGGGACACATGGCAGGAGATGGCGCAGAGAAATCCCCGTATGCTGCATACTTTGACGGCGATGCGGGAACGGGAGCGGGCGATATTGCAGGAGGCACGACCACGGAGAGCCGCGATCCTCCAAGTGATCTGCGCCTTGCCGGAACAGGTGCGTTCGGAAGCGGAGCTTCTTCAGGCGGTGGAAGCGGAGCGTATCAAACAAGAGCATGACACTCTCTGCGCACGTTGCAGTTACACCGTGGATACCTGTCATGAATGCAAGTACAACGGGCAGGACTTCACGTATCGCCGTTATGACAATCCGTTCCTCTCGTGCATTCCGTTTTGTGCCAAGCACAAGACGCAGCAGGAGCAGAAGCGCATCGCAAAGCTCATGGGCGTGGGCGGCGTTGGTGAGCGGTTCCGCTCCCGTAGTTTTGCGACGTTTCAGGAGACACCAGCGACAAAGGCCGCGGTTACGGCATGCAAGCGCTTCTGCGACGAAGTGAAGAACAATCCGAAGGCGCAGGGGCTTATGCTCATGGGCGGTTACGGAACGGGGAAAACACACCTGGCTGTTGCAATTCTGCGCGAGACAGCAGAGGCGGGGATTCCGGGGATGTTCGTGGTCGTTCCTGACCTGCTCGGCAAAATGCGGGCAAGTTTTGACCGCAAGGATGGCAAGGCGGATGAGCTTGTGACGACGGCGAAGAACGCGCCGCTTCTTGTGCTGGACGACCTCGGTGCGGAGAACCCGCGTCCGTGGGTGGTTGAGTTGGTCTATGTGCTCATCAATCACCGCTACGAGCACATGCTGCCGACGGTTATCACGACGAACTGTAACGGCAGGGAGCTTGAGGCGACTTTTGGGCGGCGGATTGTAAGCAGACTTGCAGAAATGACAGTGCCCGTGAACATCCGGGCGGAAGATTATCGCATGAAAGGAGCGTGCTGAGATGGATTTGAAATGGATATCGCAGATGGCAGAAAGGGTACATGAACTGGAAGAGGAGAACAAGCGCTTGAAAGGCTTGTTGGAAGAGCAAGATAACAAGCAGGTGCTCGATATGACAAAGCCGCAGCCGTGCACGAAATTCGAGGATGCAGTAACAGTTAAGTGGGTCGCGAAGCTGTTGGAGGAGACGAACGAGGTCATTCAAGAGACGCCGGAGTATCGTACGTTATTTGAGAACGGATATAGCAGAGAATGCCCTGATAGGGCAAAAGCGGCGAAAGATCGCATTGCGCTTGAACTCACGGATGTCATCCATGTGTGCGTCTCCTGGCTTAATGCGATGGGCTACGACGAGGATGAGCGCGGCGAACTGCATCGGCGCGTAAACGAGAAGAACAAGGAGCGCGGGTACTTCTGAGGAGGCGGCGAGATGGAACAGCCGACAAAAGCTCAAATCATGTATGCTGAGGCACTTTTGTGTGAACTCGGCTATGACCTTGACGATTATCCGCTTTCGGAGATGAGCAAGCAGGAAGTCTCGAAGCTGATTGATGATCTCAAAGACGAACTCTGCGGGTGAGGAGGTGCAGTCATGGACGAATTTGTAATGGTTCCGTATCTTATGCCGTGGGAGCCGCATCCGTGTCTCGGGCATGGGATGCGAACGTTTGACCCGTTTCATAGTCAAACAGAAGCGCAGAAAGCATATCTGTACGTCGTTGCGACGAAGCGCTATGCATCAGCATCGAGTGAGGAGTTGAGAGAGTTTGCTCTTGACTCCTCACGCAAAGATAAACTTGCCGAAAGACTCACGTACGTGATTACTGCGGCTACAACGGCGTTGGAAGCAATCGGTTATGACCTTGCGGCGCGGCGTAAAATGCAGGAGAGTGTCAATAATCAGTGTGAGGAAAAAGGGTGGCTTTGAGGAGGCGGCGACATGGACGAATACACACCGTGCAAGAAGCCTGACCCGACAGAACAGACGGCAATCGGGAACGTGATGCGTCTCCTGCGTACGCAGCGCAGGAAGCCGAACAAGTACAATGCACGCAAGACAACGGTGTGCGGGCGTACGTTTGACAGCAAGCGTGAGGCGGAGTGGTACATGATGCTCCGTGAGAAACAGCGGCTCGGGAAGATCAAGCACATTGAGTGTCAGCCGACGTACACCTTGCTTGAGGGGTTCCGGGCCAATCAAGGCAAGCCGCAGAAGCCGATCTCTTACACGCCGGATTTCCTTGTTGAGTATGACGATGGTCGGCGCGAGGTGATAGAGGTCAAAGGGGTCAAGACGCGGGACTATCTGCTGCGGAAAAAGTTGTTTTTGTACATGATGCGCAAGACGGATATTGTATTTCGGGAGGTGCGGTAGTGGAGCTGATCGTCGATAACTTTGCGGGCGGCGGAGGGGCATCGACAGGCATTGAGCTTGCAACAGGGCGGAGCGTAGATATTGCAATCAATCACGATCCTGCGGCGATTGCAATGCATCGCGCCAACCATCCGAGCAGTAAACATTACTGCGAGAACGTCTGGGATGTTGACCCCGTAGAGGCGTGTGGCGGGCGTCCGGTAGGTCTGGCATGGTTTTCTCCTGACTGCAAGCACTTTTCAAAGGCTAAAGGCGGAAAGCCTGTGGAGAAGGCGATTCGCGGGCTT